CAGTGTCAGAGATGCAGTAAAGAGTGTCGTCAGCGTTTGTCTGAAAAACAGCGTTGTTAGTTTCGCTTAGTAGTATGCCGTTGCTTGCCGACACGTTTGAGCCGCCGACATAAGTTGCAGCGCCTTCGGTTCCAGACTGCAAGTAAATAACCTTGCTAGAAATGAATGGCCCTGATACTGCGGTTATTGAAGTGCCTACTGTTACGCCCGTTGAAACTACTGGCATTATCGAACCAACTCTCTGACTAATGCGGTTATTTCTGCCTCGGTTAGCCCGAGTTCAATTAGTTTTGCCTTGGCGTTTGCAGGTGCATTTCGCCTATCTATCTCTACCTGAGTCAAGTCACGCACTACCCACTTCTGAGTCATTACGCCTTTAGTCTCAGAGGGAGTTCCTTCGACTGCTATCTGATTATCGCCTGCCGTTGGTTGCTCAGAATAATCAACCTTTACCCAGCCAATAGGCAGCGCTTCCCCTTCTTGAAAATCGGGATTAGCCCTTTTGATGTCTCCAATGTGACGAGGGTATTGATTGTCTGGTGAAATGTAAATCATGTTTTCCTGCCTTAGATTTCTGTCAAGTTAGCGGTTAGTGAACTAGTTGAAACCGCCAAGTTATTAGCCGAATCATTGTTGTTGGATGTTCCCTGAGTGTGTCCCGGTGTTCCTTCTGTTGAATTTCCAGCGGCATCGGTCAGGCTTGTGGCTGAGTAGCTAATGGTCCTGCCGTCTAGCGTGTAACTGCCAGTGAGCGAACCGTCATTGGGCAACATGGCAAGAAACAAGTCGAAGTTATTGCGTTGCGTGTTGTAAATGTGTGCAGTGACCAAAACATTGTCAAAGGAATCAAGTGTCACCCCAATCCCTCGGTCATAAGAACCAGCGTCAATCTGCCGTTGCCACTGCAATACACCGCTTGCATTGTATTTTGCAACGAGTATGTTTTCATCGTTTGTATCGTCATTTTCGGTTTCACCGACTACGTAAACTCCACCTGATGAATCGGTTACAACGGCTAGACCTTTGGCTACATCATCAACTGTACCGAGTGTGCGTTGCCACTGTAATGTGCCACTCGAATTGTATTTTAACAGAGTGAGGTGGTTTTGGTAGGCGTAGTCAACTGAGGACACTAAGCCAGTTATGTAAAGATTTCCTGATGAGTCAAGGGCGATACCGTTGCTTATCTGATAACCGCTAGTGCCAATTTCTGTCTCCCACTGAACCGCTCCACTGGAATTGTATTTCACAATAACGGCTTGGTTCCTGCCATGCGAAGAATCTTCAACAGTGCCAGTGACATAAAGGTTGCTAGACGAGTCAACAACTAGCCCATTGAATTGACCGTCATAGCCCTGCGTGGTTTGGTAAGCCTTTTGCCACTGTAGCGTGCCGCTCGAATTGTATTTTACAACTAAGGCTTGGTCCATGTAACTGAGTGATGCGTTGTTGTAATAGCCAGCCGCATAAATGTTATCTGACGAATCAAGGGACACACCTAATAACTCAACTTGCCTGCCGTCAGAGCGGGTCAATTTTCTCTGCCACTGAATTACCAGTGATGAATTCAACTTTGTAATTGAGGAATTGTCGTCATTGTCATAACCGCCAAACCCTACAATAATTACATTGTCTGAGGAATCTATGGCTATTGAGCCAGCTTCCTCGTCAGCGTTTTTTCCGAGGTATTTTTGAGCAAGCACAGCCCCATCAACATTGTATTTAGCAACATTCATGGTCACCTGTCCGCCGGGACCGCCAGTGCCGGTATTACCAAGAACATAAAAGTTGCCTGCCGAATCATAGGCTGACTGCCTGCCATAATCCTGAGCAGACCCCTCTAGTGTTGCGAGCCAATACGGGTAAGAAACCCCACTTGCCTGCGAGTTGAGAATTCCTAATAAAACAAAGCTCATTAGACTGCCTCCACATTCCCGATTAGCCGATACTCGTCAGTTGCCACACAAAGAAGTGTTGCGGCTGAATACTGAGCGCCGATTGTAAAACTGCCTGTCGTTGTTGAGGTTTCCGCTGCCTTGATAGTTGCTCCATCCGCTTCGATAGTTAGTGCGCCTGCGCCGTCTGCGAGTATGTCAACCCTTGCACCGACTGTAAAGTCTGTGCTTGCGTCTACGGTCACGACAGTTGCTGAACCGCTTGTGAATTGGAGTGTCTTGCCTTCGTCTGCTGCTGTAGTAAGTGTTCGGGCAGTCGTTGCGTCTGTGACAAAGCTTGCGAGTAAGTCGCCTTTGGCGTCCAAGTCGTCTTGCAACCCTGTCACTTGCGAAACTGGAATAGTCACGGCAGACAAATCAACGTTTAGAGTCACATCGCCACCTGTGCCGCCACCTGTTAGCGCAGTTCCAGCTACTACCGAAGTTATGTCTCCGCCTCCAACCCAAGCAGAATTGTTGTAAAGCTCCAAGGCGTTAGTGTCCTGCAAGTAGCAAGCCATCCCGTGAAGCGGAGAAGTTATTGAGGCGTCCCTAGCGGCTGCGTCTGCAAAGACTGAAATTACTTGGTCGCCAAGGTAGGTGTTAACATCCGCTGCTGCGAGAACATCCCCGGCAGTCCAAACTTTTCTAGGCAATTATTACTCCTTATTAGAACGCCAAGGCGTTTCCACTATCTAGCTTACCAAACTGAGTGTCGTCTAATACAAACAAACTAAATGCGAGTGTCGCAAACCCTAATGATAAGACGTGATTTACATTGTCGACCGAGTGGTCAATTCTTATTACTTCAGCGTACTTAGATATTGCCGGAGCAATTCCGTTCGGCGTAAACTTTATTTCAACAACGTCGTTTAATTCTAATGCTAATGCAAGTGCCTGCTGTTCGTCCGTCCGCTGGTCTAGCAGGATGTCGATTGAGTTGAACCTATACTCCGGCTCCTTGTATTTGTTCGCATAGAACTTGGACATTTCAATAAGTTCATTGTCGTTGTTGACAAGTAAGCCTGTTTGGTTTAGGGAAAAGATTCCGTAAGTCTGTATAGATTCGAGCGACCTAGCGATTGCCTGCGTCTCGGTTATGGAAGAAGTAAGCGCAATCTCGTTGTGAAGATTCTCAGAGCCGTACTCGACAACAATGTTTGAGTAAGGGATGCCAGTTCCGTCGTCGGCAAGCGTTACCTCGTTTGAAGTGGCGGGAGTTCGGCGGTCACGAAACACAACCGAGCCTGCTTTTGAAATAAAGAACGAGCCTGGTTCTGATTTTTCTATTGTCCTAAAGTAAGCAAGTGCGTTTGTGTCTACTGGAATTGAGTCCGCGCCAAGCTCCATCGCTCCGGTTTCAATGTCTCGTTGACTTGCAGGCCACTCTAGTTCTGGAAGGGAAAGAATGGTGTTGATACGGTCGCCGGAAAACTGAACGTCGTTAGTTCTTGCAGGTAAGAACTGAGTTGCGAGAGAAGAAGTTGCATCCGAGCAAGCTGCTGCTACCGTGCTATCCCCGTCCGGATTATAGAAAAGGTTCCAGTCGTCAATCAAGCCGAAGAACTGCAAGACGCCTCCGGAGCTTATTCGAATTTGGCGCTTAGGAATAATCTGTCCGTAGAACTGAGACGCGGCGTATTCAGGGTCGAAGGTTCTGTCGTTATTATTGAAGACTACGTTTGCAAGCCCTTGGTCGAACTGGTCTAGCTGTCGGTTCTTGCCACGCTGAATTGAGATGCTTTTAACTTTGTCCGTCACGTCATAGAAAAGGGTTCCACCTAGTAGCCACTCGGTGTTGTCTAGGACTCCTTTAGTGGTGTCGTCTAGTACAAAGAACGGGCCTCGTCCGGTATCTGTAAGGTCGAACCCGATTTCGACTAGCGGTGTTGGGACTGCCATTAGACAGGACTCACAATAACTTGTCCGCCGCCTGTGACGTACTTAGCAACAGTGTTACCCAAAGACTTTCCAACCATCGCTAGAGACTGCGAGGTATCCGCCTTGACGTTAATGTTTATCACAGTACCGACTGCGGCTTCAGGGCTTCCGCCTGCTGTCAAAGAGTTTCTGCTAGACCTGATTTCTGCCAAGGTACTTAGAGCAGAAGC